ATGCTGGAACAAATGGGCATTGCTGCCAAAGCGGCGTCCTACAAACTGGCGCTACTCTCCAGCCGCGAGAAGAATCGCGTACTGGAAAAAATAGCGGATGAACTGGAAGCGCAAACTGAAAGCATCCTGAGCGCTAACGCCCAGGACGTTGCCGAGGCGCGCGAAAACGGCCTCAGCGAAGCGATGCTGGATCGTCTGGCATTGACACCGGCGCGCCTGAAAGCGATTGCCGATGACGTCCGTCAGGTGTGTAACCTGGCCGACCCGGTCGGACAGGTGATTGATGGCGGTCTGCTGGACAGCGGGCTGCGTCTGGAACGTCGTCGTGTTCCGCTGGGCGTCATTGGCGTGATTTACGAAGCGCGTCCCAATGTGACCGTTGACGTCGCCTCGTTGTGCCTGAAAACCGGCAACGCGGCGATTCTGCGCGGCGGTAAAGAGACATATCGCACCAATGCGGCAACGGTTGCGGTGATTCAGCAAGCGCTGAAAGCCTGCGGCTTACCTGCTGGCGCAGTTCAGGCGATCGACAGCCCGGATCGCGCGCTGGTCAATGAAATGCTGCGTATGGATAAATACATCGACATGCTGATCCCTCGTGGCGGCGCGGGCCTGCACAAGCTGTGCCGTGAGCAGTCTACGATCCCGGTGATCACCGGCGGGATTGGCGTATGCCATATCTTTGTTGACGACAGCGCGGAGATCGAACCGGCTCTGAAGATCATCGTCAATGCGAAAACCCAGCGTCCAAGTACCTGCAACACGGTGGAAACGCTGCTGGTGCATCAGGATATCGCTGCGCGTTTTCTGCCTGCGCTGAGCAAGCAAATGGCGGAAAGCGGCGTCACGCTGCATGCTGACGATACGGCGCTGGCCCAACTGAAATCAGGCCCGGCGAACGTGGTAGCGGTGAAAGCCGAAGAGTATGACGACGAGTTCCTGTCGTTGGATCTGAACGTGAAAATCGTGGCCGGCCTGGATGACGCAATTGCGCATATTCGTGAACACGGCACTCAACATTCCGATGCGATCCTGACGCGTACTCTGCGCAACGCCGATCGTTTTGTGAATGAAGTGGATTCGTCCGCCGTTTACGTCAATGCTTCTACCCGATTTACCGATGGCGGACAATTTGGCCTTGGCGCGGAAGTGGCCGTCAGCACGCAAAAATTACACGCACGCGGCCCAATGGGGCTGGAAGCGCTGACCACCTACAAGTGGATCGGCATCGGTGACGATACCATTCGTGCGTAATTAAAACCGGAGTGATGCAAAATCAGCCACTTGATTCACAAGGCTATTGACGCATCACCCGGTTAGTTTTAACCTTCTACCCCGTGATTCACACTCGTGGTCATGTCCTTTCAGGGCCGATATAGCTCAGTTGGTAGAGCAGCGCATTCGTAATGCGAAGGTCGTAGGTTCGACTCCTATTATCGGCACCATTTTTTCATCCGCCACCCTCCCTGATTCTCCATTTTTCCTTATTTTTCGCTGTATTGGCTGTTTTGTTTGTCCAGCTTTATCCACCCTTTACCGTTGCAATCCAAATTTAAAACGGGTACATAATCGGGTATCTGAGTTTGAGGCGGGTACCTATGAAACTAAACGCACGACAGGTAGAGACGGCAAAGCCAGGCGAGAAAGACTACAAGCTGCCAGACGGTAACGGGCTTATTCTACTTGTGAAAACCAGCGGGGCAAAATACTGGCGCTATCGCTATACCTTCGCCGGTAAAGAAAAGATGCTGGCGCTCGGTGTATACCCGGCTGTTTCGTTGGCCGCCGCTCGCGAGAAACGGGACGAAGCCCGGCGGAACGTTGCCGCAGGTGTTGACCCGGTAAAGGTCAAAAGCCATGTTGCAGCTGCCGCAGCAAAGACGATCACGTTTAAAGATATTGCCGCAGAATGGCACGAATTCAAGAAGCCGCGCTGGTCGCCTGGTTATGCTTCTGACATTCTCGAAGCGTTCAATAAAGATATTTTCCCGGCTGTTGGTAAGTTGCCGGTTGCTGAGATCGAGCCCGTCCAGATGTTGACGGCGCTGCGTAAAATTGAGAATCGTGGCGCAACTGAGAAAGCAGCCAAAACGCGCCGGTGGTGCGGTGAGGTATTTAGCTATGCAGTAGCGACCGGTCGCGCAAAGTATAATCCTGTCAGCGAACTCAACAGCGCAATGACCGGACATAAAGGGGAATCCTTTCCGTTCCTGACGGCGGAAGAGCTACCCGATTTTCTGGCGGCGCTTGAGAGCTACAAGGGGAGTCCGCTCCCCCGGTTGGGCTTGCAGATTATGATGCTGGCGGGCCTGCGTACTTACGAACTGCGGCACTCAAAATGGGAATGGGTAGATTTCGATAATCGGCTGTGGGAGATACCCGCCGAATTTATGAAGATGGACCGCCCGCACCTGGTACCGCTTTCCGATCAGCTTGTGGTCTTGCTGAAAGAGTTGCACGGTCTGACAGGTCGATACGTGAATATGTTCCCCGGCAGGAATGACCCGTCAAAGGTCATGAGCGAGAACACAATAAACAGGATGATCCACACGCTGGGGTATAAGGGGAGGGTAGTAGGGCATGGCTTCCGGCATACGTTCAGCACCATACTGAACGATAAGGGATTCAACTCTGATTGGGTTGAACTCCAGATCGCTCACGTGGATAAGAATAATATTCGCGGTGTTTATAACCATGCCCTGTATATGGAAGGGCGTCGGGAAATGATGCAGTGGTATGCGGATTATATTGACCAGCTGCGTTTGATTTAAAGAAACTGTTTTTTCCACTCTTCGACCTCACCGCGTACCCAGCGGGAGGTCCGGCTTCCGAGTTTCTTCGGCTTCGGAAACTCGTTATTACTGATGCGCTCGTAAATGCTGGATTTTTTCAGGCCAACAGAGCGCTCAACTTCTTTGATGTTAATCAGGTCAGTGTCAGAGATAACCGGTGTCATGCTATACCTCTCTTTTTCATGGCATCGAGCAGGATGTCCTGCACTGTTCGTTTGGAGTTGCGCCGTTCCATCACCATTTCGTCCATAGTGTCGGCGGCGATAATGTGGTGAATAAACACCGGGCGGTTGTGTCCGGCCTGAATCTGCCGGGTTGGTCCGATGCGTTCGATAATTTGCTGGTACTGCTCCAGATCCCACCAGTGCGAGAAAAACACCAGTATGTTGCCGCCGTCCTGCATATTCAGGCCGTGGCCTGCGCTGGCCGGGTGTGCGAACAGGACCGGTATTTTCCCGGCGTTCCAGTCGCGAAGGGTCTGTGGATCCTGGTCGAGGTGGCGACCGCGAGGGAATGCTTTAAGCAAACGCTCAAGGTCGTGTTTCCAGTGGTAGGCCACCAGTACCGGCGCGCCAGCTGCTTCGGTGAGAATACTGTCCAGCGCCTGCAGCTTCGCGTCGTGCAGTTCTGACCAGCTTCCGGCGTCGTCTGTGTACACCGCGCCGCTGGCAATTTGCAGACACTTCACCGTCTTTGCCGCGGCGTTCGGCGCTTCGATGCCTTCGCCGTTCAGCTCGAGGAACATTTCCTTTTCCATTTCGCGGTACTGCTGGCGGGCCTTCGGCGGCATGTCCACGCGGATCACGTTATGGATGGGCTCCTTGATATCGAACCAGTCGGCGGCATCAAGGGAGATAGTGACGTCGGCCAGCACGCGCTGTATCTCGTCCTGCGAATGGGCGAACGGCTCCAGCTTCGTCCAGCTCTGCCCAGGAAACTGTATTGAGTTGAACCAGCGAGAAGTAAACGCGCCGTAGGTGCGCCCGAGGCGCTGCCCCTGATCCACAAACCACGCTTGCCCCCACAAATCTACCAGGCCGTTAGGCGCTGGCGTACCGGTGAGATTCATCCAGCGCCGGGCGTGCTTATGTGCCACCTTGCCCAGCGCCGCCGCGCGCTTACCGCCACCGCGCAACCGGAAGGATTTCAGCCGGGTACTTTCGTCGGGAATCACGGTACCGAACGGCCAGCGGCCGCCCAGCTCTTCTACCAGCCAGACCAGATTGTCGTAGTTGATGGTAAACACGCTGGCGTTGCTGTTCGCCAGCGCTGCCGCGCGCGCTTTGGCATTACCAACAATCGGCTGTACCTCGATATTGCGCAGATGCCCCCATTTAACCGCTTCATCCGGCCAGGTGCTGGCCGCCACGCGCAGCGGCGCGAGAACCAGCGCGGGCTGAGTCTCCGCTCCCGCCATAAAGAGATCTTCCAGCGTGGTGAGCGTCGCCACGGTTTTACCCATGCCCATGCCCGCCCAGATGTTGCAGCGCAGGATGTCGATTTCGTGGTTGATGATGAGGTCTTGATAAGGGCGGGGCGTGAAAATTTTAGATGAGGTCATATCCTGCGCATTCCATAAACGAGCGGATGAATGTAGCGGCAGCTGGCGCGACTATCGCGTTGCCGTAGGCGCGCAGTCGTCCCACTCTGCTGGTAATCCCATGAGCCAGCGGGAATGTGCCGGGTTCAACTGGCCGCCAGCGACCATCCCGGCAGAGGAGCCAGTCAGCATCATCCCAGCAGCCGTTAATCGTATTGGGCCGCAGATTCTCGCTGCGCCGCCGAGGGTCGTTCCCCGTTCGGGATGATTGGCCGCTGCGCCCTCGCCCCGAACCTGGTTGTTGTCGATCGTCGTCACTGTCGGCCATCCGCTCAGGCAGGCATAATCCTGCAGGTTCGGCTGCCGTCCTGCCTGCTGACGCGCTATTACTTTCTCTGCATCCTGATAGGCCGTTTTGGTATTGCTCGCCAGAGGACTCGGCCAGCCTGCAAGTCTGGATAGACCCGCTAAGGTTTCCAGACCGCGTTTTGTCTCCGGCTGTGGATTGGTGTTGCAGGTTGGCGTGTACCATCCCGCCAGGTGGGCAAAGTCCCTTAGGGAACTGTGTAAGGGGTTGCCGGATGGCCGACGATCTCCAGACATCTTCCTCAGTGCTATTGAGGCGCTTCCGCCACCGCTGTGATCGCTCGCCGCTGGCGTCGGCCACCCAATATGCTCTGTCTCGGATATGCGGGGCACCGACGCCCGCAGCCGGAAACGGGACAAGCCCAAAGGCGTAGTCCACTGCTTCCACGTCAGTTTGTACAAGATCGAACCAGGCATTGACTCCCGCAACCTGTTCGCCAAATACCAGCTCAGGGCGTCGCTCGCTGATGAGGTGGAATAGTGCTGGCCATAGGTGCCGCTCGTCATCAAATCCAGCGCCTTTACCAGCCGAGCTGAAAGGCTGGCACGGGCAACTTCCTGTCCAGACCGGTTTGTTATCCGGCCATCCGGCCAGACGCAGAGCATAAGACCAGACGCCGATCCCGGCGAAGAAATGGCACTGTGTGAAGCCGCGCAAGTCGTCTGGTGCGACATCTTCGATACTCCTCTCATCAACTTCACCCGGGGCGATATGACCCGCAGCAATAAGGTTACGCAGCCATTGTGCCGCGTTTGGGTCTATTTCGTTGTAATAGGCTCCCCGCACAATATCCCCTCCAGATTTTTGCTATCCAGCACCACCACGGTAAAGCCCAGCGCGCGCAGCCGTTTGTGCTCGCGCAACTGGTCGGCGCGTGGTGGTTTGCCGGGTGCTTTACATTCAACGAAAACGAGACGGCCGCCGGGTAGCAGGACAATCCGATCCGGTACAGAGCGGCGACCGGGTGACACGAACTTAAAGGCGACCCCGCCAGCCTTTTTCACTTCGGCGACGAGGTGCTTTTCGATAAGGCTTTCACGTTCGTAGGCCATTTACTTCACCTGCTTTTCAGCCCTCAGTACCATCCGGCTACCATCATCAAGACCCCAGCTAATTTCGCCGCCTTCTGCCATTACCAGCTGCCAAACTAACTGCGCGGCTTCGTTCGTTACGTCACGCCCAGGGTCATTGCCAACACGCAAGCGACCGCCGTCAACATCGCGCATTTTTGCCAACATGATCTTTTTGGATAGCGGGGAGAACCCCAGTTGTAGTTTCGCTGTATTACGCATCATTCACCTCCCTACGCTTTTCGCGCATGTTCTGCATCAGACAAAAATCAGACCGGCGTTCGCTCCAGTCCTGATTCAGTTCGTTACGTGATTCGCGGTTGGCTTTGGACCAGACTTTCGCCGCCCGGTCATACTCACCTGACTGCTCAAGGCGCAAAGCCTCCCGCGCAGTCCGGTAATAAAGTGGACTGTCCCGATATTTAAATGACATAGGGGTTACCTCAAGTAAAAAGCCCTGCAAATGCAGGGCTTTTTACTTTTTAGGAAAATGATTGATTAAGATGAAGCGTTCGCTATTTGAGCTTCATTAAATGTGAAACCGGCCTGTTTAAGGCGCTGGATTAAGCGAGGTACAGTTTCCCGAACATGATCATTAAAGTTGAGATAAAGAATACCCGCAGCATCAGAAGGCTGTTCAAGGTGTTGCTTCTGCAAGATGACCACGTTACTGCGGCCGAGTGATGATAACAACATCCCCATTTCTAGAACTACGTTTTGACGAGCTCTGGGCAGGGCTGCTTCTTGACCGTCTCTTTTGGAGTATCCCACATCATCGGGAGTGAGAAGAACAATGCCGAAACGAGTCGCTGTCTGCCCTTGACCAATTTCACGCTCAAGTTCTTCAATTATCGTAAGTCCAGTACCACCTGTATTCTGCAAAATAAAATGATCAGGTAACCCAAGCTTATGAAGAATGAGCTCAAGCTGCTCTTTTGCTGCATGGTCGTGACCGTGAACGATGAAAATCTTTTTGGCTGGCTCTTGAACCAGGGCTGGCTGAACTCGTTGAGCTGGCGCGTTACCCAAGTGTTCATTAATAATGGCTTCAACTTCTGGTTTTGCCGCTTGTGAGCCTTGAATCAAAATCGTTCCGGTGTGGTAAAGCGTTATGATGGCACCATTACTTAAACGATAACAATCATGACCGGCTTTGTTTTCTTCTCCCGTAACATCAAATCCGGATTCGACTAAAAATTGACGAAAAGTTTCGACAGGGTGTGGGTATTTGAGAGCCATTTCATTGAGATCCTGCATCATTATTTTCCTGTAAAATAAGCAATATTTAGCAAAGCAGCAATGACAGCGATCAGCTAATCCTTACGGTAGTGGTACGCCTCGAAGCCGCCAGCGTTCAGCGGGATATCGGGCGCCCATTCGGGGTTAGTGGAGAGCAGCGCGGAAAGCGCCTTATCGTTAAAATCGTCAGTGTCCGGCGCTTCGGTGATCACCTCATCGTGTACCGTCAGCACAATGCTGTAACCGGCATCCTCGATCAGCGGCATGTTTCCGGCCAGAACGTCGCGGGCGGCCGCCTGTGTGACGTTTTCCACCAGCTTTCCGCCGTAGGTTTTGAGCCGCTGCCATTTGCGCGAGTAGGAGTTAACGCCCTGATAGGTGATATTCCCCTTCTCGATGGACGGGGACGGGTAGCACAGTGCGCGCCCAGACGGCAGCTGGATGCGCAGCCATGCGCCATCGCGGCGGACTTTCAGATAACCGCAGTACAGTGTTTTTTGCGGGGTCGCGATGGCGGCGCGCACGGTGCGCTCGAGCTCGTACCAAAAATCGCAGGTTGCCGGGTGCGCTCTGCGCCAGAGACGTTTAAGCGAGTCGCAGGCGATGAATACACGCTCTGACAGGCCATATGTCGCCTTACGCTTAACGGATTCGTCGTACCAGCTTTTCGCCTCGCGGATGACATCGCGGGGAATGTTCGGTAGTGCGGCGTTTGCCAGCTCGTCGAGGTCGAGGCCGTAGACCAGAGCGAAGGTCAGGAACGCCGCAACACCACCGCCGAAGCCGAGGCCCAGCTCCATCACCTTGCCGATCTGACGCTGGTATTTATCAACATCGTCCGGCGAGATATTGAAGGCGCGGGCGTAGGCCAGTTTATACAGGTCCGGCCCGGTCCCCTCGTCGTACTCGCGGAACGCGTCTAGTTTCCACTGTTCGCCAGCAAGCCAGGCCAGTTTTCGCCCCTCGATATTCGACAGGTCGCTAACCACCAGCTTTTTGCCCGCGGGGGCCATGATGCAGCCGCGCAGCGCCGAGCTGGTCAGCTCCATGATGTTATCGAAAAGCAGATCGGCGCATCCGGCTTTCAGCGCCTCGATGCCCTCGTCTATCTGGTCCTGCTCAAGAGAAGGGCGGGGCAGGTTCTGGGGCTGGAACAACCGCCCGGCCCAGCGCCCGGTTCGCGATGCGCCACAGAACTGCAGCGTGCCGCGCAGACGCCCGTCACTGCTCACACCCTTCATCAGTGATTTGTACTTACTGGTGCTGGTGGTGCTGGCCTGCAGGCGGATAGCCAGCAGCTCTTTCACCGCCGACGGCAAATCAGGATCCGCCATACGGCGCTCCAGCGTGCTGCGCTGCATGTCCGGAAGCTCCACACCGTAGGATTCGACAATGTGCTTAATCAGCGCATCGCGCTGCGTGGCCGCCTGCACTTCGCCGTCGGTCATCACCTGCGTGCGTTTCGCCAGGCGCTTTTGCTCCTGGTCTACCGCCTCGATCGCCGCCTGCGCGAGCTGCACATCCATGCAGACGCCGCGGTCGTTGATTTGCTGGTCACGATGCCAGAGCGCCAGCTCTGCGCCCTGATAATTCCACTTCGGCAGGCGCTTATGTACTTCACGCATGGCCTCAATATCCAGCCCGGCGTAAGCAACAAAGCGCCGCCATTCTTCCGGGTGGGTTTTGCTGGTGGCCCGGCGCAGTTTGCTGTTCTTCGGGCGTGGTTTACAGAACAACTGGATCAGCGCTTTACCTTCTTTGTCCTTCGCCTTGTCCTGCGGGACGCCCAGAACCTCGCAGAGCGCACCCAGCGCGCCGGGGAGGCCATGCGCCAGCGCCTGCACCATCGTGTCGCGCCAGCGTGTTACATCAGGGACCAGCTCCGGATGGTCATGCCGCATAACCGTACGGTCGAAATGTGAGTTGTGCGCCCACACCTCTATCGACGGATCGGCCAGAGCCTGATATAACATTGGTGGCATTACAATGCCCGTCGTTAAATCCCATACGCTGACAGGACCATCATCAATGGCCCAGGCCATCAGCATTACCTCAACCTTTTCAGCATAGGCATGGGTGCCGTTGTTAATAGGCACCTCGCTGAAGGTTTCGAGGTCAATCCATAATTTTTCCATACTCAATCCTCGCGGGTGCTTTGCGAAAAGGGACGCTCTTTGCAAAACACCCGGCGCTTGGCCGGGTGGGGTGGGGTTATTTCACTGAGACAAACGGCGTTGCTGCACCGTTTGTCATGTACTGTGGCAGAGTGCCGTTCCATTTGTTGATAGCTTCGAGTTGCAGTACTTCGGGGTTTTCACGCAATGCCTGTCCGCGAATAGCGATGGATTTCGCCTCTGCATTCGCAAGTTTTAATTTTGCATCTGCCTGGCCATCAGCTTCTGCGCGGAGCATATTGGCTTCCGCCTCACGCTGCTGAACCTCTTGCTGGCGTTGCAACGTTTTCTGGTTGGCGGTGACTTTTGCGTTAATGGAGGCGACAACCGTATCCGGATACTCTGGTTTTCCTACATAAGAAAGGCTGATTACCTGAATGCCAATCGGCCCCATTTCCCCTTGTATGTCGCGTAGCGCTGCATCCAGTAGCTCCGATTTTCCACCATCAATAAATTTATCCGTGCTCATCTTGCTGGCGAGTCGGTTCAGCGCATCGGCAATCTTCTGTCGGAGATCGGTATCAGTGATGTCATCCACACCTTTTCGGTAAGTCTGGAATACAGAAGTTACTTTTGTCGGGTCCACCTTGTACGCAACGCCGATGTGATAGCCAATTGTTGTGCCATCACTCATCTGGAAGTTAAAAGCGTCGTCATAAGTTTTCATCTGTTTAAACGTCGGGAAAATGTAGATGGATGTGTTCCAGCCGGTCCAGTAACGGCCCACTCCGACCACTTCACCAACGCCTTTATCATCACCGAGTTTATTGACTTTAATGCCTACGTTACCCGGTTCGACGCGATCGCAACCAGTGAGGCCAACCGCGGTAAGTGCGAGTAAGGCGGCAAAAATAATTTTCTTCATTTTTTATCCTTGATAGTAAAAATGCCTTTGAAGATAGCTACCAGGCAGGGTGGGGTTGTCAGCGCGACGAAAACACCCGCGAGTACCGCGGTGGTGTCTTTCATTGAAATCAGCGCGGGTACAAGAAAGCCATAAACGAGAGCTGCTATGGTCAGCGTGATGACCAGCCGCCAGTAGATCCTGTTCATTAGGGGTATCCAGTGAAACACCCGGCGCTTGGCCGGGCGTGGAAGGGTTAAACCAGATCGGAGGCGTCTGCACCTTCGCTGATATCGTCGAAGTCGTCCGGCGCGGCCACACCGCCGCCAGCGAACGCGTCACCGTCGCGCAGGAACTGGACGCCACCCAGCGATGCGTTGACACGCTTGCCAAAGTTGTTGTCCTGCGCCCAGATGTCGATTACCGCGTTGACGTAGCAACCCGCATATGGGCGCCCGTCGGCCTGGATTAGCGGGGAACGGTCGCGATCGATAACTGCCGGGCGTGCTTTGTTGGCAGCGTTCAGGAAGAAGTTGCCCGGGAAGCCTTCGTATTCGGCTTTTTCGTCACCGTCGTGCAGGCAGAGGTTGAGTTTTTTCTCCAGCTGGCCGTAAATGGTTTCCCACTTCTCGCCCCACTTTTCCTTCGCTACCTGTTTCAGCGCTTTGCGGACTTCTTCCAGTTGTGGATGTTTCGGATCCATCAGGAAAACAGCAGAGAAGCGCGGGTCACCTTCGCCGTTCACGGTTTTTGCTTCGAACAGAGCAGGGAAAGCCAGACGGACGTTGTTCAGTTTAATTTTCATGGGTATTTCCTTAATCAGATGAGGTCAGCGGCGAGCGCATCGTCGGACACGTCGTCGAAATCGTTAACAGGGTTGATATTGAGCGCAGGGCGCGGGTCGGATTCGGGGGCGACGGTAGGCTTACCGTCAGCGCGGGTGATCAGCGCTTCGACTTTCGTCCAGCGGCGAGGGCTGGCCTTTTTGATGAGCTTCTCGGCTTTGGTCGGGCTAATCAGCTTAAGGTCGAAAACCTCCTCAGTTTTATAGCGGAACTGGTCTTTCAGCAGCGCTCGGGCGGCTTCTTCATCACTCCAGGCTCGATTACCCTGTTTGCCGGTGACCAGCTTAAAGCCCGGTACCGGATGCCCGGCGTTCAGCTCACTGTTCACCCGGTCGCGCACAGCCTTTAGCCACGATTCAATAAAATCGGCCTGGCTGTATACCTCTGCCAGCTGTTCGGCGGTCAGCAGTGGCACACGCTTAACCGCTTCCGCCAGCTGCTCGCCAGTAGGTTGTGTCAGGTCGACGAAATCGCCTGCGATAGTGTCGAAGTGCAACTGCTGCCGCGCGGTACAGATAGCGCTGGCTTTGCAGAACCGGCATTGTTTTTCGCCCGGTGTGAAGTTTTCCAGCGGCAGGGTTTCGACCCCTTCGCAATCGGCGATGTTGAACATCACGATCACACTGGCTGCCGCTTCCTGCGCCCGTTCGCCGAACGTCTGGAGCTCTTCCACCGTCAGGGCCCACTCTGAAACGTGGTTAAGCCGCGGCTGGTGGATGAACAGGCGCACCGTCTCGAAGTCGTACAGCATGCTGAACTGTTCGAGCGCGCCCAGGGCATACAGCTGCAGCTGCTCGTTCTGCTCGGCATCGACGCGCACACCCTTACCGTATTTCAGGTCGTGGATCTGCAGCTCGTTGCCCGCGATGATTACGCCGTCGGCGGTACCAAAGGACTCTTCTACGCCCACGATATGGGAGAAGTCGACACGCTGCTCGACCAGCAGTTCATTGCCCTGCGACAGCGCCCAGACGGTGTCGACGTAACGGCCAACGGATTCGACCATCTCCTCATCTACCTGCGGGCCGGAGGTATCATCCGGGTGCTCAGCAAGAGGATAGGAGCCGAGGAACATTGCGACGTTGCAACCTGCATAGTGTTCCGGGTGATTCTGGCGGTTGCGCAGCACCTTTTCGGCAAGCGCATGCGCTGCGGTACCTTCTTCTGCGAATGAGGTGCTTTTATCCGGTTGCGTGGCCTCCAGCGCCAGACTTCCGGGGCAGCGCATCCACCGATGCGCTGAAGACGGGGAGAGTCGTGCATGAACGTCTGGCATAATTAACCCTCCAGCGCTTTTTCAGCCTGAGCGATCACATCTGCGAGGTTCTCGTCAGCAACTTCGCCGAGCTTTTTGGCACCCTGTTTTTCCAGAATCGCCACAGCTTCAGCACGGTAACCACCTTTCGCCAGCTGGAGGATCAACCCTTCGGCCTTTTTACGCAGCGCCGCAAAATCGGTCTGTTCGTCAGTATTACCCCCGGCGTCATCAACCGTTTCGGTACCGCCTTTTGCCGCGTTTTTACGCGCGAAATCTTCCTGCAGCTGGAGGTACTCAACGCGGGTGATCTCGATATGACCCTTTTTAAGCAGTTCGTTCAGCTTGCGTAAGGTGTGAAGCTCGCTGGCGGCGGAGCCATCGACGTTCTTGCAGTAGAACGGTCCGGTGCGTTCTTCATCTTTGCTGTCCGCCTTCTTCGGCTTCATTTCATGACGGCCGTCGGCTGGTGCGTCCAGTAAGCGCTCGGCAAAGTCACGGCGTGCCGCGATGGTTGGTAAATCGTCCCAGAAGCGCAGGATGTTACGTGACAGGTCAAGTAATGCTGGCTTGTTAAGATGTCCAGCGCGTTTAACACCCTGCAGGGCGCTGTCCAGCGCATCGATCTGCACAACGCGCTTATCGCCTTCGGCGTCGCGGTAATCGATCGCGCGCTGCAACATGGTCAGATTGATGGCCTGTGGTTCGGGATAGAATCCGGCCAACGCAATTACGTCGCTGAATGTCAGATCATCCAGAGTAGGAGAACCGCCTCCTGTCTCCGGTACCGTTTCGCGATATTCCTGCACCTGCGCCACGGTGTCCGCGCGAAGAGGTACGCCAGAGGCGAGCGCGGTGATAAGGCGTTCCAGCAGTTCGTTGTTACGGGTTACCAGCTGGTTATTAAGTTCCAGATTTGTTTCTAAGCTCATACTGCGGTCCTCGCTACAAGGAGAATGAAGGTAATAGCCAGGCCGAACGCAGTAGCGAGGGCCAGACCGGTGAAGATGTCGAATTGTTTGCGGCGCCAGCGGAGCACGTCGCGCCCCGTCAGCCGGTGGAGGTGTTCAGGTTTCATCGGTGGTGCTCCAAAAAAAAGAGCCCCTCTTGCGAGGGGCAAAGACTACACACAGCAATGCAATGGACTTAATGAAGCGCCTGACAGACGCTTGATAAATTCACTGCACGCCCCATCATCGGGGCGTTTCAATTTGCGTGACTTATCAGCTCGTCGCGGTGTGGTCCTCTACGCTTACCGTACGCATACGGACTCGGCGCTTACCTCGATCCCATCGGGTGCCATTTCGTTTTGCCAGGAGCACAGCGGCTTACCTGTCACGCGGTTCTGTTTGTTAAAGAGCGATTATCTAACCCGAAAATGCATTGAATTAAGCGATAACGCATTTATATGCTAACTCGCATTATCCGGTCAACCCAAAAATGCATTATTTCGCAAAAAAGAAAGGCCGCTTTATGCGGCCTGTGTTTAACACATTGATTTTATTAGGGACGCCATAGCGACGATTTAGCTATGCCTGCTATATACTGGATTTTAGTGACAGAACTCTTAGGTAATCTGATAGGAGCGTGGTTTTCGTTTACCGGGAGTAAATGGTAAAAGCCGTCGCGTTCAAAAAGAAAAGTCTTGACCATTACTTCACCCTGTTCGGTGACTACTAGCACTTCATCTCCTGGGTGGTAACCGTGGTTAGGTTCTATTATTACGAACTCACCTTCTTTGATACGAGGTACCATAGAATCGCCAACGCATTTTAGCGCGTAAACATCTGCATCATATGAAGGCCATCTGATGTGGCCATCTCCATTACCAACCGGGTATTGCATATCCGTCCAGAACCCTCCATTACCCAGCTGGGTATTACCTAATACCGGTACTTCCCTGAATTCAAAATCATAAGGGTCACCGTCCACGTCAACTACTGTTCGTGGTTTTTCGGCTTGTAGGTCGCATTCCACCAGGTCCACTGGGGAAATTTTAAAAAACTCAGCAATGTGTTTCAGGGTAATGTACTTCGGATCTTTAATCTCCCCAGCAAGCATGCGCTGCAGCGTAGACTGCTGCATTTTTACTTTTCTGGATAGCTCCGTCACGCTAGAGATACCTGCTTTCTCCATTAGGTATTTGATGTTTTTCTGAACAACATCGTATTCGTATGCCATGTCTTTGAATCCTTGTTCGTTTAATGAACAAATATGCGTTATTGCATATTTTAGCGCGTTTATTTAAAGCGTTTCTGGGTTGTTTATCAATGCGTTTTCGGATAGATTTGCTTCATAACATAAACGATGGAGCATTTCGCCATGATTGAGTTAACTCCTAAAGACATGGTTCAGTCCCTGATTGATGCAGGGTACACCCAAAGCCAGATTGCCGAAGCTACCGGCGTAGCGCAATCCTCAATTTGCCGACTGCTTACTGGTGTGCATACAGATCCGCGCATATCTACCGTCAGGGCTTTAGAGAATATGCTGCGTACCGTCGGCGGATCCAAAAAGGCGTAACCCATGCCAGAGAATAAGATCTGGGGGGCGACGCCTGACGAATGGTTCCACTTCGATCTGGTGCTGGGGCGTACTGACCAGCTGCTGCCGGCCGTGTGCAACCCGGGCGCGACCATATCCCCGAATAGCAAACTCAAAATGCTTGGCAAAACGCCAAGCCTGTATAACCGCGACCGCATGGCTACCGGAATCAAGGACTGGACCGAGCACGTAGTAACCGAGCGTGACTTTGCACGCTGGTCGAACGAACCGGATTACGGCATCTGCGTGCGTACAGGTCATGGCTGGCTGGCGCTGGACTGTGACAGTGAAGATGAAGACATCCAGGCCGATATTCGCAAAACGCTGGTGCAGCTGCTGGGCGAGCTGCCGCCGCGTCGCTGGCGCGCCAACAGCAACAAATGCCTGTACCTGCTGGCCGTTGACGGCGATTTCCGTAAGCGCATCCACCGTCTGGCGGGCGATATGGGGATTATCGAGCTGCTGGCCAACGGCCAACAGTTCGTTGCCTGTGGCACCCACAGCAGCGGTGCGCGTATTGAGTGGGACGGCGGGCTGCCGGATGAGCCGCCGGCCGTTACTGCCGAACAGCTCGAAACGCTGTGGCAGCGACTGGCTGAGCAGCTGCCTGTGTCGGTCACCACCGAAGCAGGCAGCACGAAGATGCGCGACCGCTCAACATTCACGCCCGGCGCCACGGATGATACGGCCGAATACCTCGACGCCAATGGCTGGACGCTGCTGGACGGCGCGAACGGCGAGCGATACATCCGCTGCCCGTTTGAGGATGGCCACAGCACTGGCGGCGACCCGACCAGCACGGTTTACTTCCCGGGTGGTACCGCGGGCTTTGAGCAGGGCCATTTTAAATGCCTGCACGCCAGCTGCGCACACCGCGACGACGGCGATTTCCTTAATGCCATCGGGATCCGCAACGACGATTTCGAAGACCTGACCGCAGATGAAGAAGGTGATAGACCAGAATTTGTGGATATTAACACCGATATGACCAGCCACTTCCTTGAGCGCTTTATCTACGTTATCGAAGGCGATCAGGTATGTGATCTTAGCCGACCGCCATATCAGTGCATGATGGATATGAAGTCGTTCAAAAACCTGATGGCGCCTTACCAGTTCCCGCCAGAAGGGAAGGGGCAACCTATACCCGCGACAAAGCGCTGGATAGAGCACCGGCATAAGAAGATAGCTGAGACGACAGGCTATAAGCCTGGCTCAGGTCGTATTATCGAGCGTTTCGATGGCAGGTACGAGATTAACGAATTCTATATGCCTGAGCACCCACGTACCGCAGATACGAGTAAGGTGTCCACGTTCCTTAACCATATGGCTTATCTGGTGCCTGACGCCTGGCAGCGCGAGTTCTTCATCGCTCGCCTGGGCTGGATGGTACAGCGTCCTGAAAGGCGTTGCCCGATTTCCATTCTGCATGTGGCTACAGCACATGGTACGGGCAGGGGATGGGTCAGCCAGTTGATGGAGCGCGTGCTTGGCCCGTGGAACTGCGCTCGCACCAGAATGAAGATCCTGTGCGATAACCAGTTCCATGATTATCTGTACAACACGTTGCTTTGCACCATTGACGAGGTGCGAGAAAACGATAAGCGGTATGAGGTGAACGATAAGATCCGCGACGTGCTGACAGAACCACGGTTTGAAGTGAACCGCAAATATGGCAGCAAAAAGACGATGGATATTTATACCGGCTTTCTGTTCTACACCAACCACTTTGATGCGCTGGCGCTGCCAGAGGAAGACCGCCGTATCGCCGTGCTTGGTGGCCCTGACTTCGCCGCAAGTGAAGAGCATTATGCCAGCCTGTACGGCGCGCTGAGCGACAGCGATTTTATCGCGCAGGTGTACTGGTATCTGATGGGTGTCGACCTGTCCCGCTTCAACTGGCAGCGCGCACCTGAGACGAAAGAACGCCAGTTGATGATTGAAAGCAATAAGAGCGATGTCGAGGCTGCTCTTATTGAAATCCTGGATAACCCGCCAGCGCCTGCAATGACCTACCAGCAAATCGTTAACGCGATACTGGCAGAAGCAGGAATGGACGTGGAAATTAACCAGAAGCATATTACTCGCGTTTTGAAAGAACGAACAAAGCGGGAACCTGTACGCGTAAAAATTGACGGGTTTGTATATAGGATTTGGATTCTTGTAAAAAATAACGAGTTCAGCAACGAAGAATTGCGAGAAATATATAAATCTTGCGAAATTTTGCAATCTGGATTGTAAAAAGGTGACGGCTAGGTGACGGCAAAACGGTTAAGCGTCACCTTAAAAAAATTAATTAAATCATAGGTGAAGTGCTAAAAGGTGACGGGTGACGGCAGAATTTAAAACTATATACGCGAGAGCTTATATTTTAGGTACTATACGATCTCTTACGTATATAGAACTCAAATCAGCCGTCACCTGTCACCTGAAATACTCTCAGGCCTTATGTGGAGCGCTTTGCGGTAGGTGACGGATAGATATTTACGCGTCACCTATCCGTCACCTCGGAAATTAACTTGAAAAAATTAGCAAATAACTAATTGGAGAATCGAAATATGAAAAATAATACAGCTTTAGAATTTACAAAGAATGCAATGGGCCAAATCGAAACAAGCATCAGCAATGTGTTTAAAGCGATCAGCTCACCTGAACATTGTGGAATGCATCTGCGATACACCGGAACGACGCTCGAATGTGCTCCTTTTGGGACGGGCAAATGGCGTTTATTCAACGATACAGATATCAGCCACCTGCGTATCACCCTCGGCGAGAAAGGATTCGGTCGTATACGGCCAGGGATGGTGAAAGAGGTTGTAGCGCTTGTTGCGCTTGGCAATACCGAGAGCAAATCGAGTTTTTAAGCACGCCCACGGAGAGGCGGACGCGGTTCCCTGGAAATTTTTTCGTAGCAAAACGTAGAGGTCAGAGCTATGCGTAATATTCAACAGGTTTTAGAGCGCTGGGGTGGCTGGGCTGCCGATAGCAACACCGCAGTGAGCTGGGCTCCAATAGCCGCGGGATTTAAGGGGCTGGTGGTCAGCAGTTCGTCCAGCAGGCTGAGTTGTTGCGATGACGACGGGCTGGTTATCGATGCCTGCGTCTGTCGCCTGCAGCAGGTCCGCAAGCCCAAGGAGCTGGACGCCATCATGCTGTACTACGTCCACGGGCTGACCAAGCGCGAGATAGGGCGCAGAGCGAAGGTGTCAGAGAGAGAGATAAGGCGAGTACTCGAGACAGCTGAAGGCTTCATCGAGGGGTGTCTCTGTATGCTGGACGTTCGTCTTCAGATGGATCCCGAGGTTGAAAAACAACGAATTGAAAAAAGTGCTAGTGCGGGTCGCAAAAACTGCGCTACGCTGGTATGAGTTGAATTTCTGACCTCAACGAAGAGGCTCCCGCGAGGGGGCCTTTTTTCTTACCCCGTTCAGGGGAAAAGTTAATAAAACAGGGCTTTCGCTGCGAAAAAACGCTATGCAATTTGCACCCTGTTTTATGCACGATTTATTCACTTGTTTTTGTCGGTTTCAGACCGCTTAATCCGCGTAAATAAGCCGTTCACCGCGAATATGGGGCGAGTGCTGTTTGGCTGGTGCGGGTAACGTACATTATGTTAAATCAGACCGTTTTTTAACAAATTATGGGGGTTGGGATGGATGCGGCAATCATCTGCGCTTCAGGCCCCTCTCTCACTATCCCGGACTGCGCTGCGGCATGCCGTTCTGGCCTCCCGGTCATCGCGGTTAACTCATCATGGCGTGCGGCACCGGGTTGCACTCACATCTACGCGGGCGACCTTCGCTGGTGGGATATGAACATCCCCGCGCTACCTGATGGGCCTGAGCGCTGGACATGCAACCTACGGGCGCGCACCAGGCATGGTCTGAACCTGTTCCCGACTGATACCACTGGCACCTTCAATTCAGGGCAGAGGGCGATTCTGTTTGCCCACTGGTTGGGTGCAAAGCGCATCATCCTGCTGGGCTTCGACTGCTCCATCACAAATGGCAGCCACTGGCATGGTGACCACACCTGCCTGGACAACCCGACAGCGGCGAATGTGAAGCGCTGGCACGGTGAGTTTGCTCGCGTCGCGCAGCTGCTTCGCGGGAAGGTCAATATCACCAACAGCAGCCGCCAGACGGCGCTTAACTGCTTTCGGCGTCAGTCACTCGATGAGGCGCTACGCGAGGCCACATGCTAAATGTACCCCTTTTCATAGAGGGCATGCTGGGGATGGGCGACAACATCTACCAGCGCGCTTTCGTTCGTCAGTTACCCGCGGGCTCGTTTATCAAAACACCCTGGCCGGAGCTGTACGAGGATTTACCCGTCTGCCCGGTGCGCAGCAATACCACGCTGAGAACCCAGCGGAAAAACGAGCACCGCACACAGTCGGCATACCATCCACTGCCGGATGTGCGCCAGACAAAGCGTATTTTCTACGGAGCAGACCACCTGCGGCGCGGTTCGATATTCGATGCAATGCGCCAGCAGTTCGGCACGGAGCCAGCAGCGCTGGATCTCCCTTCCTTCGGCCCTGCGGAGTTTACGCACGAAAAGCCGATTGCGGTCATCCGCCCGGCAACCGTCCGATCTGAATGGCGCAGCGATTCGCGCAATCCGGACCCCGATTACCTGCTGAAAGCCTCCCGCATCCTGCGCAAGCATTTCTGCGTTATTAGCGTGGCCGATTTGCAGGACGGCGAGGAATGGGCAGTCGGTGAGCTGCCAGAAGCTGATCTGCGGCTTCATGGTGGAGAGCTTGGTTTCAAATCGCTGATGCGCCTGGTTGAACACGCCGCAGTAGTGGTTACGCCTGTTGGATGGGCGCTGCCCGCAGCGATTGCCTACAAAACGCCTGTCTACGTTGTAGCGGGCGGGCGTGGCGGCCACAACGCCCCGGAAATCGTTACCGATCCGGCGATGGACTTGTCGCGGGTTGGCTGGGCCATCCCTGATAACTACTGCCGCTGTCAAGAGTGGGACCACCACTGTGACAAGCGGATCTCCAATTTCACTAACAAATTCGAGGCCTGGCTCCATGAAGTCGTTTTATCAGGAACTGGAAAGCGGGCTGGTGTTTCTGCCTGAGCTGGGGATCGGTCGATATCCGGTACCGCCAGCCAGGCCGTATAACTCGCAATATTTTGCAAAGTATCAGGCTTATGCCGATACGGAGACCGGGCATGCGCTGACGCAGGCGCGTATCGATCTTGTGGCTCGCCATTACCGCGGTCTGGTACTCGATGTGGGAATCGGGGCCGGACAGTTCGTGTCCACGCGAGCGGAAACGGTGGGCTACGACGTCAACCCTGCTGGGGTTTCCTGGCTGAAGGATAACGGATGTTTCGTTGATCTCTACGCTGAAGGCGCTCCAGCGCTGACGTTCTGGGACAGCCTGGAGCACATCGACGACCCGGTTTGCGCAGTTCAGCAGGCCGGACAGTTCGTGTTTCTGTCCATCCCGATCTTCAAAGATGCCGAAGACATTCTGGCATCACACCACTACAAGAAAGACGAGCATATCTGGTACTTCACGGACGAGGGCTTGCGACGCTGGTTTGCGGAGCAGGGCTTCGAATGCGTGGAGCACAACGAGTTCGAGTGCGAGCTCGGGCGCAAAGGGGTTGGTACCTACGCTTTCAGGCGTTTCTGAGTTAACCCTCATTTTGCCCGCTTCGGCGGGCGTCTTTTTACATCACAGCACCCGCAACCAGGCGAGGTGAACCTATGAATAATACTCACGGGATTCTTGAACAGACAATGAAATGGATCGCGCTATATCTGCCGTCAGTTTACGCCGGGTTGTGCGCTCTGGGCATCTCAGCACTCATCGACATTCGCGCCGGGAAGCCAAAACTCTACACCGCCACCGGTGCGCTGATTTGTGGGATTTTTGCCCTTGCCGTTTCTGCGCTGCTGGAATACCTCGGGTTGCCTGCCAATTCAGGCGCGTTCGTTGGTGCGTTGGTGGGTTTTGTTGGAGCGGATCGCTTGCGTGACATGGCTCTCGCCATTGTTGCCCGCAGAGCGGGTGTCAGCAGCACTGAGGAAAAGCAATGAACAAATCTCAATTTCAGGCGGCAGCTGGCATTAGTGCCGAGCTAGCCGCACGTTGGTTTCAGCCGGTCAGTATGGCGATGACAGAATTCGGCATCACCACGGCAGAAGACCTGGCGATGTTTATCGCCCAGGTCGGGCACGAATCAGGTGGATTCTCGCGCATCATTGAAAACCTGAATTATTCCGCTGATGGTCTGCTGGCGACGTTCGGTAAATATTTCACTCCTCAAACAGCGCAGCAATACGGTCGCACAGCTGCCCATCCCGCAGACCAAAAAGGCATTGCAAATACCGTTTATGCGAATCGCATGGGCAACATTGAACAAAACGATGGCTGGAATTACCGCGGACGTGGTCTGATTCAGATCACCGGCCACGACAATTACCGCGATTGTGGCGCGGGTTTGAATACCGATTTGTTGCGTGTTCCGCAGCTGTTGGAACAGGACGAATATGCAGCGCGCTCTGCAGCATGGTTTTTTAGTTCGAAAGGCTGCCTGAAGCACTCCGGCGACATTGTGGCCGTGACAAAAGTCATCAACGGCGGTACTAACGGGCTTGATGACCGCAAGGCACGCTACGAGAAAGCGAAATCGGTGCTGGTATGACTGAGCTCCTTTTGCTGCTGAAAAAATACTGGAAGCCGCTGGCAGCACTACTGTTGGTGGTTTTTTTGTTATGGCGTGCTTTCAGCTTCGGAGTCGATTCGACAAACATTACATGGAGCCTGAAATGGGCACAGCGCGACCTGCAGGATTCGACGGCAGCGTTGCACCGTGATGTTGCCGAGCGGGCCGAAGAGCAACGGCGACAGGCAGCGGTTAACGAGGAACAGGAACGTGCAGATGCAGAACTGGCGAAAGCACAGGCCGATGCTGATGCTGCTGAGCGTGCTGCTGGTGGCCTGCGGTCGCAACTCACAACCATACAGCGGCAACTCGCAAGAAGTGAAACCGGCCGCCTTTCCTCAGTTGCAGCAGCAAGCGCGGCAAAAGCCCAGACCGGAATACTGCTCGCCCAGCTGCTCGGCGAAGCTGACGATCTGGCGGGAAAATTCGCAAAAGAGGCTGACGAGCGTTATGTCGCAGGAGCCTCCTGCGAACGAACCTACGACAAAGTGACAAATCAACCCGTGTCACGTTAGCGGGTTATTTGTGCGGCATTACAGAAGCTCTTCAAGGTGAAGGGCTTCGATAATGCAAACCATATTCGGCTCTTTATGTGAGTCGAATGTATGGGCCAATCGGCTCATCCTAAGGACTTACCAAATGACTAAGAAGCTGAAAGCGAAGCACGAGGTGTTTTGCCGCGAGTTTCTTGTCGATCTGAATGCCACCCAAGCCGTCATTCGTGCGGGGTACTCCGCTAAGCGAGCGCATGTTACTGGTGCTGAGCTTTACGGTAGACCAGAAATACGCGCCCGCATCAACGAGCTAAAGCAGGAACGTATCGACCAGTTGGGCATCGACGCGAATTATGTGCTGATGCGGCTGGTGGAGATCGACAAGCTCGATGTGGCCGACATCCTCGAAGACGATTTAAGCGTTAAGCCGCTCTCTGAGTGGCCGGAGTCCTGGCGTCGGTATCTTAGCGGGTTCAATCTCGCGGAAATGTTTGAGGGCCGTGGGGATGACCGAGAGATGGTTGGCATTCTCAAAAAGATTAAGTGGCCCGACAAGGTCAAAAACCTTGAGCTGCTTGGTCGCCACGTCTCTATTCAGGCGTTTAAAGACAACGTTAAGAGCGAGATAACCGGCGCTGATGGCGGTCCAGTCAGAACTGAAACAACCAACTTAACGCCAGAGCAAGCAGCAGAGGCGTATAAAAAAATGATGGGTTAGATATGCCTTTACCGTTTCCTTTTGATTTCAAAAAACCTGACTACGTGCAGGTTTTCGAATGGCGAATGGAGCGACTGGAGAGGATCCGCAAAGACCCCGCCATGCTGGCAACCCTGAAGCAGTTTTATCGTACCAATCCAGCCCAGTTCATCATTGACTGGGGTATGACGACCGACCCGCGTAACCTCGACTACGGCCTGCCGGTGACCATTCCGTTTTTGCTCTTCCCAAAACAGGAAGAGTGGATCCACTGGATTATGGAACGCTGGGGCAATCGGGAGAACGGGATAACGGAAAAATCCCGTGAAATGGGGCTCAGTTGGACGGCGATAGGAATGGCCTGCTCACTCTGTCTCTTCAACAAAGAGATGGTGATCGGTTTCGGCTCCCGTAAAGAGGAATATGTCGACAGTACTGGCGATCCTAAAGCGTTGCTCTGGAAAGCGAGAAAGTTTATCGAAACGCTGCCCGTTGAGTTTCGTGGTGGCTGGAATGAGAAGAAAGACTCACGGTTTATGCAGGTGGAGTTCCCGGAAACCGGGGCCATTATCAAAGGTGAGGCTGGCGATAACATTGGCCGTGGTGACCGTACCACACTTTATCTGGTGGATGAGTCTGCTTTCCTTCTGCGCCCGCAACTGATTGACGCAGCGCTGTCGCAAACGACCCGCTGCCGTATTGACCTCTCCTCCGTTAACGGGATGGGTAACCCTTTCGCTCAGAAACGCCACGGCGGCAAAATACCAGTCTTTACATTCCACTGGCGTAGCGATCCGCGCAAGGATGACGAGTGGTACCGCAACGAATGCGACAAAATCGACAATCCGGTTGTTGTCGCTCAAGAGCTGGATCTGAATTACTCCGCATCTGCTGAAGGTGTTCTCATCCCCGCCGAGTGGGTGCAGGCGGCTATTGATGCCCATATCAAACTGGGTATCAAACCGACAGGCAGACGCCAGGGGGCTCTGGATATTGCTGATGAGGGGCGGGATAAAAACTCTTATTCAGCCCGGTATGGTTTCCTGCTGGAGGATGTCCAGGAATGGTCTGGTAAGGGTAGCGATATCTTCTCAACTGTTGAGCGTGCTTTCGGACTTTGCGACATGGCAGCCGTGGAAGAGCTGCGCTTCGATGAAGATGGGCTGGGGGCTGGTGCTCGCGGCGATGCAAGGGTTATCAACGAACAGCGCAGAGCGAATCGCCGTGCGGCAATTCTCGCCACACCGTTTCGCGGCAGTGGTTCGGTATTTGACCCTGAGGGGGAAGCAGTGCCGGGAGACAACGCCCGGACTGCTCGCCTGAACAAGGATTTCTTTGCAAACGCCAAGGCACAAAGCTGGTGGCATTTACGCAAGCTGTTCCGCAACGTTTATCGCGCGGTGGTAGAGGGCAAACCCTACAACCCCGACGAAATAATCTCTATTTCCAGCAGTATTTCCTGCCTGGACAAACTGGTCACTGAGCTGTCCCAGCCGACGTTCTCCATCAATGGCGTCGGCAAGATGGTTATTGATAAACAGCCTGACGGCACGAAGTCGCCGAACAATGCTGACTCAGTGATGATCAACTATGCGCCGATGAATGCGGCACTGAATATCTGGGAAAGACTCGGGAGACAGGCTTAATGGCGAAACAAAAGCAAGGCGGCCAGCGGAAAGCAGTAGCTACCGCTGACAGCATTGAGAACTTTGTCGCCCGGGTGGGTATGCAAGCACCTAACCAGCACGCAGCGTCAACGTATCGACCGAATTTTACCAGCCGCAACCGACTGCTGGTGGAGTGGGCGTATCGCTCGTCGTGGATTGTTGGCGAGGCGGTTGATGCCATACCGGACGACATGACCCGTAAGGGGATTCGCATCACCTCTGAAATTGATGCAAAAGACCGCGGCATTATCGAGTCACAGTTCGACGATTTGCAGTTGTGGGACGCGCTCAACGATGTGCTGAAGTGGTCACGTCTATACGGCGGTGCCGTGGGCTTCATCATGATTGAAGGTCAGGCGCCGATGACGCCGCTCAGGCTCGAGACCATCGGCAAAGGCAAGTTCAAAGGCATTCTGCCGCTCGACCGCTGGATGATTAACCCTGTGCTGACCCGTCGCATTAAAGAGATGGGGCCGGACCTGGGCAAACCTGAATTTTACGATGTGGTGACCACCGCGACAGGTATCCCTTCCTGGCGTATCCATCACAGTCGCTTGATTCGATTTGACGGCGTCACGCTACCTTTCCAGCAGAAAATGACCGAGAACGAATGGGGCATGTCCGTTGTGGAGCGTATCTGGGACCGGCTCACTATTTTTGATAGCGCGACTATGGGCGCCGGGCAGCTCGTCTATAAAGCTCACCTGCGTACCTACGGCGTGGACAAGCTCAGGGAACTGATTGCCTTCGGCGGCCCCGCTTACGATGCGCTGCTGAAGCAAATAGACCTGATTCGGCAGTTTCAGAGCAATGAGGGGATGACCCTCAAAGATAATGCTGACACCTTCGAAACCCATCAGTACAGTTTTGCGGGGCTGGATGACATCCTCGCGCAGTTTGCTGAACAAATCAGCGGTGCAGTGGGCATCCCTCTGGTGCGCCTGTTCGGGCAGTCACCGAAGGGGTTCTCCACTGGCGACGCCGATCTCGCGAATTATTACGACCGGGTGAGTTCGTTGCAGGAGCGCCGACTCCGGCAGCCGCTTCGTCGGGTGATCGACATCATCTACCGTTCAGAGCTTGAGCAAGCCCTACCGGATGATTTCACCTTCGAGTTTAACCCTCTCTGGCAGATGTCTGATGTGGACCGTTCAACTGTGGCCGTCAATACCACCACGGCAATAGTCAACGCGCTGGACGCTGGCCTGATGACGACGAAAGCCGCTATGACTGACCTGCGTGAGAACTCTGATGTAACAGGTATCGGTGCATCCATAACCGACGAGGATATCGAGAATGCCGAAGACGAAGCGCCTCCAGGCCTCGGCGAACTTGAAAACCCGAAGCCAGAACCGACAAGCGGAGATCCGATATCGAACCAGCCTACGCAAGATAGCGCGGACGGTCGGCGACATCGTAAATGGTCGCTACGATGGTTCAAACGATAGCATCACCGAAATTATGGATGCACTGGAACGTTATAGCGAAATCATAACGCCCTGGGCGACTAAAGTGGCGGAGTCATTCACCGCAGACCTCACCCGGCAGAACGACAAAGTGTGGCGGCAGCACAGCAAGAACATCAGTCGCGAGCTCCGCAATCTGGTGGAAAGCGCCCCGGTTGGCCAGGTGATGCAGTCCATCATCGCGGAGCAGGTGAAATACATCAAATCTCTGCCTCTCGAGGCCGCAGACAGGGTGTACGGCATCCAGAACAAAGCGATAGAGGCCGTGGTCACTGGCGGCCGGGCGGCGCAGTTCGCTAAAGAAATTGCATCCACTGGCGACGTTGCAAAGTCCAGGGCCGATCTGATTGCCCGAACGGAACTGGGAAGAGCAACTGGCGCGCTGGATATGACCCGAGCGATGGCTATTGGTTCTATCGGATATATCTGGCGAACGGCAGATGATGGCGATGTCAGACATTCGCATGCGGAGATGGAAGGCAAATTTGTTGAGTGGGGCAAGCCTCCAACGCTGGACGGCATGACCGGCCACGCGGGGGAGCTGCCAAACTGTCGCTGCTATAAAGAGATCGTGTTTGCTCGCGTTCCATTCGCAATGAAAAGGGCAGCATAACCCATGAAATACTTTTTTGAGACCAGGCTCGGGGAAACCCGATACCGCCTGGCGGATGGCTCATTGCTTTGCAAAGACGTGCCCGTAGCGCGAACCGGAAAGCAACTCTACGGCGCAGCCGATCTACCCAACCTTATTCCCGATGCCTTTGGCGAAATTGTTGTCAGTCGCTCGCCAGAGCATGTCTTCGCCCCGGCAACGTTGGCGTCTTTTGAGGGCATGAGTATCACCGTTCTCCACCCGGAGGACGAAAACGGCAATGTGCAGCTGGTCAACCCTGCTAACTGGAAAGAGCTTGCGGTGGGCCACCTGCAGAATGTTCGTCGTGGGACAGGTGATCAGTCCGATCTGATGATTGCCGACATCATTATCAAAGACGAATACGCCATTCAGATGGTCGAAGACGGCCTCCGACAGGTGTCGTGTGGTTACGACGCGGAGTACGGACAGACCGAGCCAGGCAAAGCCGAACAGGTAGAAATTACAGGTAACCATGTGGCTCTTGTCCCCAAGGGCAGAGCCGGAAATCGTTGTGCAATTGGAGACAGAGACACAATGGCAAATCAAAAGAAAAACTGGTGGACACGCATGCGCGCTGCCATCAAAACCGGGGATGCCGACACCATGAACGAACTGGTGGAGTCGGCTCCAGCATCGGTTACAGGTGATGAAGGGGATTTGCCGCAGGGCGTAAATCTCAATATCAACTTGTCGCCACAACATCCTCTACCTGATAAAGATCCTGAAATGGGGGGCACGAAAACAGGAGATGGCGACGATGATGTCGTTACGCTGCTGAAAGCGCTGCTGGCTAAACTGAGCGCAGGCCCTACGGGCGACAATGATAATCAGGAAGATAAAAAAGGTCCTACCGCCGACGGTGAAGACGACGAAGAGGAAGCCGTGATTACTGGCGACTCAGCGTATCGCGCCGAAGTTATTCTGCCAGGCGTCGACCTGAGTCGTAAGATGAAGCCTACAGCGTTCAAACGCGAAGTTTTGTCCACCGCCGACAAGAAGTTGGTTCGTCAGGTTGTCGGCGATGCCGATATTCGCAAGCTGCCAAAACAGTCGGTAGATATGGCTTTCAATGCGGTTTCCGAGCTGGCAAAAGGCCGCAATACGCGCACCGCAACGGGCGATGCCTCCCGCGCTACGATCACCACTCCTAACATTTCCGACCTGAATAAAGCTAACGCTGATTTCTGGGCTAAAAAAGGATAATTCACGATGACTGCATATCTGTACCGGATGCCCGTAGGCATCGCCGGGGCGATTTCACGCCCTCAGGATCTGACCACCGAGCCGGTCATCCTAAAATCCGCTGACGCCTTCCCAGCCTATGGTCTGGCAGGCAAATACGATGCAGATGGTTATTTTGTCCCGCTTGATGACGGCGATACTGCTGACAAAGTGAAGGGCATTTATGTGCGTCCGTATCCAACGACCTCTACACCGGATATGGTCCGTCAGGTTGGCACCGACAAAAACTTCCCGGGTGATGCGCTGAAGCGCGGCTATATGACCATCAACCTGGGTAATGATGCGACCACCATTAAAAAAGGCGCTCCGGTGTACGTCGTGATTTCTCTCGACTCCACCATTGATGTGCCGCTTGGCGGTTTCTCAGCAGCGAACATCGCCGGAAAGACAGTAGCTCTTACGAATGCTGAGTTCACCGGTGCTGGCGATGCCGACGGCAACGCTGAAATCTCCTGGAAGATTTAAGGAATAAATAATATGTCAATGATCACTTTTGACCAGGCAACCGTTGATGGTTCTGGTGCCTTTCTCATTGGGGAGCTGGAGCGCCTCGACCAGGGGCTGAACCTGCCGCTGGTGGGGTACACCTGGACCCGCGATATTCAGCTACGTGAAGACGTCTCTATCGCAGATGACATTTCCAGCTGGACTAATACCACCTTTGGCGCAGCGGGTACAGGCGCTAACCCGAACGGTAAAAACTGGGTTGGCAAAGACTCTACTGCCATTGCTGGTGTGAACGTCGATATCGGCAAAGACGGCAACCCGCTGAACCTGTGGGGTATGGAGCTGGGCTGGACCGTTATCGAGCTGAAAGCCGCTGAGCAGGTTGGTCGCCCAATCGATACTCAGAAATACGACGGTATGCAGCTGAAGTGGCAGATGGACAACGACGAGCAGGTTTACGTCGGAGATACCTCGCTGAATCTGAAAGGCCTGGCCACGCTGAACGGAGTTCCAGTAAACAACGCGGCGAAGACCTGGGCGACTTCTACACCGGATGAAATCCGTGCCAGCATTAACCAGGTGCTGTCGGATGCCTGGGCTGCCTCAGGCTATTCAATGGTACCCCGCGATTTGCTAATTCCGCCGGAGCAGTTTGCTCTGCTGTCCAGCATCATCGTGTCTTCAGCAGGTAACCAGTCCCTGCTTACTTACCTCCAGACCAACACCATTAGCTATCACCAGAATGGCGTTCCGCTGAACATCCGCGCGGTTAAGTGGCTGAAAGGTCGTGGTGTTGGTGGCAAGGATCGCATGGTTGCCTACACCAACGATAAGAAATACGTCCGCTATCCGCTGGTACCGCTGCAGAGCGTGCCTGTGCAGTACCGCGGTCTGTATCAGATTGTCACCTATTACGGCAAGCTGGGTGCAATCGAACCTGTGTATAAAGAAACGCTGTCCTACGTGGACGGTATCTGATAACCAGAATGGCCCCTTTTACGGGGCCTGAAGGACTTTCCAAATGGCAAAAGAAAAACTGGTTTCGATCCTTGTCCATACCCCTTTCAAGTTGACGCTGGCGGATGGCACGGCGACCGAATACACCAAAGGTCTCCACGACGTACCGGAAGAGCATGCCGGACATTGGTTTACCCAGGCTCATGCGGAGTTGACGGACCGGGTTAACGCTGACGATGGCGAAGATCTGCAGAAGCTTAAGGATGCACTGGCCCAACGTGATGAGCAACTTAAGGCGAACCAGGACACAATCGACGCCCTGAATATGCAGATTGAAGACCTTAACGCGCAACTGGCGGCATCGCTGATCGGCGGTGAAGGGGGCAAAAATGCCGAAAAACCAATCTCTACCAACCGTAAGTGATTTTCGGCGTGACTTTCCCCAGTTTGCTGACCCCGTTAAATACCCTGAACCACAAATCCAGTTCCGTCTGAACCTGGCTGATATACAGCTGATTGGTGAAGGTACGACTGGAAAGCAGCTCTTTCCGTATTTTGCTGAGCTGTATGTCGCGCATTACATGGTGCTCTGGGCTGCTGATAGTCGGGCGATGCTCGCTGGCGGTCCGGGAGGTTCAACTAATGGGGTCCAGTCCTCTAAGTCAGTGGATAAGGTTAGTGTTAGTTATGACACTGGCGCGACGATTAACCCTGATGCTGGGTTCTGGAATAACAGCCGTTACGGTGCAGAACTGTATCAGCTAATCACCATGTTTGGCGCAGGCGGTCGCCAGCTATGAAAAGCGGCGTAACGATTCGTGCCGATAATGCTCAGGCTATTCTGGATGCGCTCAAGTCGCTAACCAAAAAGGATGTGCTGGTCGGTATTCCTTCGGAAGGCAGTGAGCGTGATGATGTTCCGTTTGGTAATGCCGGGATCGGCTATGTCAACGAATACGGCTCACCAGCACAAAACATCCCCCCGCGCCCGCACCTGATACCCGGCATTAAATCAGTAGAGGAACAGACGGTGCCGCAGCTCAAAGCAGCGGCGCAGGCTGCACTTGATGGTAATGCGGATGGAGCGGAAAGAGCCCTCAATCAGGCCGGCACACTGGCCGCTAACGGCGTCAGGCGTTACATGACCATTACCGGCTTTACACCGCTAGCTGATAGCACTGTTGAAGCCCGCGCTCGTCGTGGGCGGAAAGGGGCGAAAGCTGAGCTTGCCCGACGCGCTGCGGGTGAGCTACCCGGGACAGATCTGGTGAAACCGCTAATCGATACCGGGCAGTACCGCAGAGCCATTACCCATGTTGTGAGGGATAAAGATGCCGACTCTTGATGTAACAGACGTGCTTTTTGACCCCGATTTTTGCGACTTCAACCTGTGGGTAACGCGTCGCGCGCAAACGGTGGACGAAGACGGTATCGGCAGCGACAGCGAAGTTAAAACGCAGTTTGCCGGGGTTGTTACCGTTGACCGCTCTCTTGAAAACCGCCGCATGCAGGCCGGGCAGGTTATCAGCGGGGCGATTCTTATCGTGACGACTGAGCGACTCACGCAGGGGCAGACTGGCCGTGATGCCGATATCGTGACGTATCAGAACCGTGATTATCGTGTGACGTTCGTCGACCCGTATACCGCTTACGGTGCTGGCTTCGTCCAGGCACATTGCGAACTGTTGCCATTTGATGGGGGGACCCCCGTTGAGCAATAACACCAGCACAGAGCGCGGCTGGCTGACACCCACCAGCGGCGATCCTGATTATGACGAAGCGCTCGACAGGCTGTTAAGCCAGTGGATGCGCAACGTTTCCGGCTTGCCGGCTGGGATGGTTCGCCCGCGCTGGCAGAAAGATCAGCCGCCAATGTTGCCAGTTGAAACGAACTGGTGCGCGTTTGGCATCATCGAATGGCCCATTGATAACAGCCCCGCATTCACACAACAGACCGATACCGGAACACAGCTCTGGCGGCATGAGGATTTTGTCGCGATGGCGTCGTTCTACGGCCCGGGAGGAATGCAATTTGCTTCGCGATTCCGTGACGGAATATCGGTTGAGCAAAACAATGCCGAGCTGAACCAGTCGGATCTCTCACTCGTTAGCTATGGCGATATTGTCCCTTTCCCCGAGCTTATTAACCAACAGTGGGTGCGCCGTTACGACATGAAAGTGCGGCTGCGCCGAAAAGTGGTTCGAGAGTACAACATCCTGGCGCTGCAAGATGCGCCCGTTTCATTCTTCGGAGACTAAATTATGCCGCAGGGATTACCTGTATCGAACGTCGTTAATGTCGACGTGATCATTGGGCCGCGTGCGGCTACTGGTCGAAACTTTGGTTCGCTGCTCATTCTCGGGAGCTCAACGGTTATCCCGGTCGCTGAGCGCCTTCGCCTTTATTCTTCTGTAGAGGATATCGGCTCTGATTTCGGCGTGGATAGCCCGGAATATGAAGCCGCCACGGTGTATTTCTCACAGTCACCGAAGCCTCAGCAGGTGTATGTCGGCCGCTGGGCGAAAACGCTGGAATCGGCTGAAAGCGGATCGACGGAAACGCTGCTGCAGGCCGTGAACGCCGTTTTGAATTACACGAGCTGGTACGGTCTGGCCGTGGCAGACGATGAAGACATCGACGATGCCGACTGGCTGAGCGTGGCCGCCGCGATCGAGGCTTCCAGCCTCAGCCGTATTCTGGCGATTACCACTGCAGACCCGGCCTCAGTTGATGCGACATCGACTACCGATCTGGCTTACAAGCTGAAGGCTGCAAAATACGCTCGCACGTTTGTGCAGTATTCCACCAGCAGCAAGTACGCCGCGCTGTCGGCGTTTGGCCGCGCGTTTACCGTGAATTTCAACGGCAGCAACACAACTATTACCCTGAAGTTCAAACAGGAGCCGGGGATCACGTATGAAACCCTGACCACTAATCAGGCGGCGGCGCTGGATGCCAAAAACTGTAACGTCTACGTGTATTACGAGAACGATACGGCAATCCTTCAGCAGGGCGTCATGTCCAGCGGCGATTTCTTTGATGAGCGCCACGGGCTCGACTGGCTGCAGAACTACGTGCAGACCAACCTGTATAACCTGCTCTATACCAGCACAACCAAAGTCCCACAGACTGATGCGGGTGTGACGCGCCTCCTTTCCAATGTTGAGAAATCAATGGATCAGTCGGTAACGAACGGGCTGGTGGCGGCTGGTGTCTGGAACGGTGGCCCTATCGGACAGCTGGATTCCGGCGATACGCTGACAAAAGGCTATTACGTCTACGCGCAGCCGATTTCCGAGCAGGCGCAGGCTGACCGTGAAGCACGTAAGGCACCGGTTATTCAGGTGGCCTGTAAGCTGGCGGGGGCGGTTCATTTCGCTGATGTTCAGATCAACGTCGTTCGCTAAGGAGAACATGAATGGCTACGTATTCTTTTATGGACGTCACGGCGTCCCTTTCCGGCCCGACCGGTGAGATTGATCTGGGCTACGGTTCCGCCAGTTCAGAGGAGGGGATCACCGTTGCAATGGGCGGCCCCAAAAACACCATGACCATCGGTGCTGACGGCGAAGTGATGCACAGCCTGCACGCGGACAAAAGCGGCACTGTGACCATCAACCTGCTGAAAACCTCACCGACGAACAAAAAGCTGTCGCTGGCGTACAACGCCCAGAGTCAGTCCTCAGGCACCTGGGGGAACAACGTCATTGTGATCCGAAACAAGGTGAGCGGTGACATCATCACGGCGCGCAGCGTGGCGTTCCAGAAACAGCCGGATAACGCCAACGCTAAAGCCGGTAATACAATGCCCTGGGTGTTTGACTGCGGCAAAATCGACCAGGTTCTCGGAGAGTTTTAACAGATGGAATGCTCAATCAAAGGCCACGATTACCGCGTGGCAAAACTCAGCGTTTTTGACCAGCTGAAAGTGACCCGCAAACTGCTGCCGGTGCTGGCGGGCATGATGTCAGATTTCGGGAGCATTCGCTCCCTTCTGCCCGCTGATGGCAAAATCGACACCGTGAAATTCGATCAACTGAAACCGGTGTTTGAAACCCTGCTTCCGCGTATCGCTGAGGAACTGTCTTCTCTGACCGAAGAAGACACCAATGCGATTATTCATCCGTGCCTGGCCGTAGTGTCACGCAAGCACATGGACGGATGGACGCCGGTATTTAACAGCGGTCAGCTGATGTTCGATGATATCGACCTGCTAACCATGCTGCAGCTGGTGGCGCGGGTGGTCGCCGACTCGCTGGGAAATTTTTTGCCCGTGAGCCCTACCAGCGCGACGGCGGACCAGCCTCAGGGCTAACCCTCAACAGCCTGCCTGACGGGCTGTCTTATCTCCTTGACCCGGTTGACGCCGGGTTAATCCCTTATTACGCGCTGAAGGATGGATCTGTCGATCTGTGCGATATCGCGCTGATGAATGACCACCTGGCCGTTAAGGCTGACAACCAGCGCCGTATAGAGAAATGGAGAGAGGATAATGAACGCTGAGACTATTAAAGATTTTCTCGTCTCGCTCGGCTTTGATATCGACGAAGCAGGCGCGGAAAAGTTCGATTCAGTCCTCGCAGGTACGACCGCAAACGCCATCAAAATGGGGCTGGCCGTCGAAGGTGCCGCGCTTACTGTGGTGGCCTTTACGGCTAAGATCGCCTCCGGTCTGGATAATCTCTACTGGGCGTCACAGCGCACCGGCGCGACGGTTCAGGGGATTCAGTCTATTGGCTATGCGGTTTCGCAGGTGGGCGGCAGCGTGGACGCGGCGCGCTCCTCTCTTGAAAGCCTCTCCCGGTTTGTTCGTAACAATCCCGGCGCGGAAGGCTTCCTGAATCGCCTGGGCGTACAGACCCGTGACGCCAGCGGTAACATGCGCGACATGGCCGCTATCTTTACGGGTGTCGGCCAGAAGCTCAGCAGCATGCCGTACTACCGGGCTAACCAGTATGCGCAGATGCTGGGCATTGACGAAAATACCCTCATGGCGATGCGCCGGGGTGTTGGCGGTTTCTCCGGGCAGTACAGCGCAATGGCGAAGGCTATCGGCTTCAATGCTGATGAGGCGGCCAGAAGCTCCAACAAATTCATGACCTCCCTGCGCGAGTTCGGCGCGATGGCAGGCATGGCCCGTGACAAAATCGGCTCTAATCTTGCTGGTGGCCTGGCGGGTTCGCTGGACACGCTGCGCCGTCATATCCTGGATAACTTCCCTCGTATCGAGCAGACCCTGACGAAAGCCATAAAAGGCATTCTGGCGCTCGGGGACATTATCGGGCGGCTGTTCTTCCGGCTCATCGAGGGGACGTCAGACCTTATCACCTGGTGGAAATCACTGGACAAGCAAACGCGGGAGCTGATCTCGCTGTTTGGCGCGCTGACGATTGCGCTGCGCATTCTGAACAGCACGTTCTGGATGTCACCGATTGGCCTGATTACCGCGCTGGCGGCGGGTATTGCCCTCCTGTGGGAGGATTATAAGACCTGGAAGGAAGGCGGCCAGAGCCTGATTGACTGGGGCAAGTGGAAACCGGAAGTCGACGCCGCGCTAAAAATGGTCCATGACCTGCAGGGGACCGTTAACGATCTGGCGAAAGCGCTGGCGAAACTGCTCAACATTGACCCCAAATCGTGGTCCCTGAAGTGGGATTTTAGCAACTTCATCGACCAGATGAGCGAGTTCAGCAGGATGCTGAATATGATCGCCGACCTGCTGAACGCCATTAAAGACGGTCGCTGGGCTGATGCGGCCAGCGTTGGCAGGCAGCTGCTGAATCAGGGGAGTGATAAACCGTCTGCAATGCCAGAAGTGACGGACAGTGCTAACCAGACGGCGGAATGGTTGAACGACAAGCTGGGATTTGATCCGCGCAATGTCGGTAAAACCGTCAAAGGCTGGCTGTTTGGTAGCGAGGCTGGAGAGGACCGCGGGATTCATGACGACCAGCGCGACCCACAGATTGATGAGCTGAACGGCACGCAGGAAAAATCACGGAAAGAGGCTGCTGAATATCACGGCCGAAGTACCGGCGTGCTCGGCAAAATTGCAGAGGGTATTAAGCAAATTGCTGATGGAATGTTCCCGACTGCAGAGGCGGCAGCATTTACCCCCACAGATGCGAGCGGCTTACCTCTTGCAGGGGTTAAGCAGCCGCAGCCAACAAAAGCAGGCTCTGAACTGCTTGGCTGGATGCAACCGATGCTCACCAGCCTGGAACAGCTCTATCGGCTTCCGGAAGGTTTGCTGCGCAGTGTGGCCATCACGGAATCGGGCGGTAATCAGTTTGCTGTTTCAGGTGCTGGCGCTAAAGGGCTGTTTCAGTTTATGGACGGTACCGCGCGTGATATGGGGCTGCGCGGGAACGACGTATTCGATCCTGAGAAGGCCGCTCAGGCAGCCGCTAAATATCTCTCACAGCTGCTGAAAGCTAACGGTGGTGACCTGAGCAAGGCGCTGGCCTCATACAACTGGGGGATCGGGAACGTGCAGAAGCACGGAATGGCCCTGATGCCGCAGGAAACCCGCAACTACATTCCTAAGGTGTTGAGTAACATGCCCGGAAAGGGTGCGCAGGTACAGCAGCAGAACACCTATCACATTTACGGTGGTGGTGATCCGCGTCAGGTGGGTTCAGAAGTTGAACGCCGCCAGCAGTCGGCAAACGCTCAGGTCATGCGTGGCAATCAAACGAAGGTGGGCTAATGGATTTTCTCTCAACTCTCTTTCAACAGCAGACCCGAAAAATCGGGATGATTGTCCCCAGCGTGGTGGTTTCTGAGAAGCATACCGATACGCTGGAGATAACAGAGCACCCTGTTGAGGTCGGGGCCGCCATCGCCGACCATGCCTACAAAAAACCGTCCGAAGTGGTGATGGAGGTCGGTTTCGCTGGTGGCGGATCGCTGCTGGATTTTGCCAGTAATCTGACGGCTACCAGTCTGCTCGGTCTGAGCCCCCAGCAGACGTATCAGGAGATACTCGACCTGCAGGCGAGCCGTATCCCTTTCGATGTGGTAACCGGCAAACGGCTGTACAGCAACATGCTAATCCGCGCGCTGGAAGTGACGACAGACAAGACAACCGAAAACGTCCTGTCTGCCGTCCTCACCCTGAGGGAGGTTCTTATCTCGCAGACGCAGCAGATCACCGTCGCGGATAAAACCAACATGAAGGACGGGGCCAGCACGTCGGCGGTACTGAATACCGGCAACAAAACCACAAAGCCGCCAAATACCTCGCTGCTGAAAAGCATCACGGGTAACGCGGCGTCATTACTGGGGCTCGGCTAATGGCAATTCAGGAAATCCCGCTGACAGCGGATAACCAGCAATTCAGCATCATCCTGGCGGGGACCACCTGGCGGATTAGCATCACCTGGCGCGATCTGTACTGGATTTTGGACCTGCAGAACGACAGAGGGGAGCCGGTAATCTCCGGTATTCCTCTCGTAACGGGGGCTGACCTGCTGGCGCAGTACGGCTATATGGGGCTCGGCTTTAAGCTGGTGGTGGTCTGTGACGACAGCACACAGGATTATCCGACGAAAACTGACCTGGGCGGCCGCAGTCATTTACTGGTATCAACGGAGTAAGCATGTCACAGAACTGGATGAGACATTTCGAGTTGCAGCTTGTGGACGAGAACGGGCAGGGTATCGAGCTCAGCGATTTTAAAGTGACCTTTACGATCGACTGGTTCAACATCAGCAGTGCGTCACGGGTGGGAACATTCAAAATCTACAACCTCTCGGCAGATACGGTGAACCGCATCACCGGGCAGGAGTTTTCGAAAGTGCGGCTGATTGCCGGTTACGACGGTATCGCACCGGAGGTATCGGCCAGCGACGTCGGGACCGTGCGGGAAGTCGACGCGGCGGACGTGGGCCAGAGTGACGGCCGCAACTACGGGCTTATTTTCAGCGGCGAAATTCGCTACTCGGTCACAGGAAAAGACAGCCCCATTGATTCCTACGTCCTGATTCAGGCAGCCGATACGGATCTGGCTTTTGCCACCAGCATAACCTCGCAGACCCTCGCAGCCGGTTATACGGTCGCAGACGTGAACCGCGCGCTGATGAAAGACTTCGAGGCCAAAGGCGCGACCGAAGGTCTGACGCCTGAAATGCCTGCTACCGTTTTCCCCCGGGGCCGGGTGCTGTTCGGCATGACACGGCATCTTATGGATAACGTGGCCGGACAATGTGGCGCAACATGGCAGTTCGTGGATGGTCAGCGCCAGATGGTGGCGAATAACGAATATGTTCACGACGCGATTGTGCTCAACAGTGCCACCGGGCTTATCGGTATGCCTCAGCAGACTATCGGCAACGGCGTAAACGTCCGCGCGCTGATTAACCCGAACATCCGGGTTAACGGGCTCATTCAACTGGATCAGGCTTCGGTATCCCGCACCGCGCTGTCGAACAACGATATCGCGATGGCCGGCGGGCAGATCACCGACCAGAACACGGACGGAAATATCACGCTCAGCGGCACCACCGCGCAGCCTGCCAGTATCGCAACGGATGGCGTTTATATTGTGCGCGGGATTATGTACACTGGCGACACAAGGGGCCAGGCGTGGTACATGGATATGATGTGCGAAGCGCGTGGCGCTGTAGATATTAAAACTCAGGCAGCGTTTAACCGGGGTGGATAATGGGTAAATATGCTTTATTGGCTGGGCTATTCGTTTCGTTACCTTCTTTTGCTGCATTCCAATGCGGCGGCTACAAGATGACGCTAACGGATTCAGAAGGCCTCGTGCGCATTAATGGTGAGTTAGTGACGAGTCAAAAAGTCAAGTATCTTGGCGCACAAGGTGATGAATCAAAAGCTGTATGGAACATGGGGCTGATGCCTGCGCGCGATGGTAACAATTACGGTTTTGAGTTTGTTAAGCGTAATGGAAAATCTTTCCTGAACGTTCAACTACTGCAAAATAGCATGGACGCGCCTAAGCTCGTGGGATCTTTCCCTTGCGAGAAAATTAAGGATTAATTAGCAAATGAAAATGTTATGTTCGGTAATGTTGCTGGCTTTAACGCTTCCTTTTACATCGTTTGCTGCAAATAAAAATACTGAATTAAGTCAAAATGAAAAGGTCATGCTTAAAAATTTCTTTAAGTATGACATGCAAAATTATGTTGATTCAGAAAGTCATATATTCCCTTATGATATGAAACTCATTTCAGCTGATAAGATTGCAGAGGATTATGATGCAAACGAGGCTAGAGGAGACAAAGATTACAAGGGGCAAGCCATTGTAATTAGCGGGGCGGTTGAGAGAATTAGATCAACTTTAGGTGATGTTCCAGCAGTGGAACTAAGAACTAATATTGGTATCAATGGCGTTTCCTTATATTTTGCCAAAGAATATGAAAGTTTAGCGATTGATTTAAACAAGGGCGATACAGTTAAGTATGCTTGTTTAGGTGACGGGGCTGTTATGGGTAGCCCGATACTTAGACGCTGCGTCCCGGTTAGTGTTTATGTAGATGCCGTTTCTCAAAATACCTATAAAGAAATGCTATCAGAATTAAATGGCTATGCTGGCGGGAATGATACGGTTAATGAGTTCTTATTATTCGTTAAAATGATTTCTAAAATCACTGATGATTATAAGCTTTGTTCTGCAACTGATTCTTCATGCATTATTAACCTGATTAATAAAACTCCTATTGAAAAGCGCAAGGAAATAGGAGTTCAGATATCGAAAGAGTTAGGAATAAAAATTTCAGCGAAATAGCAAGTTATATAAACCCGAAATAAAAGGCCGCTATTAAGTGGCCTTTTTGCTTTCTGGAGCCTAACAAATGGCAGTATCTGACCAGACCCGCAGCGGCGACCTTGCCGAAACATTCAAATCTGAGCGGGACACAACAAAGAACCAAATCCGCGTCGCTTTGCCTGGCATCGTTCAGTCATTCGATCCTGGCGCGGTGACGGCGGTTGTACAGCCTGCAATCCGTTCGGTTGAAACTGACAACGACGGCAACCGCGTTACCAAAAATTACCCGCTGCTGGTGGATGTGCCGGTGATATTTCCGCGCGGCGGCGGCTGCACGTTAACTTTCCCGGTGAAAGCCGGCGATGAATGCCTGGTGATTTTTGCCGATCGCTGCATAGATTTCTGGTGGCAGAACGGCGGGGTACAGGAGCCTGTCGACGACCGGGTGCATGATTTATCGGATGCGTTCTGTATCGTCGGGCCGCAGTCGCAGGCGCAGAAAATCAGCGGCATCAGCACCAGCGCGGTTGAGTTACGTAGCGACGATGGCGGAACCAAACTGAGCCTTAATCCTTCAAGTGGGGCGATAGCCGGTACCGCGCCGGGAGGTTTCAACCTCAACGGCCTGAAAATTCTACCTGACGGCCGCCTGCAGCTGGTGGATGGATCAATCGTTGATAAGCATACGCATGGCGGCGTTGAAAGCGGCGGCAGCAATACAAAACCTCTGGGAGGGTAATTATGCGATACCGACGTGAGGACGACGACGGCGACTACACTTTTGGCAGCGGCGATGATACCTGGCTGATCAACTCACCGGAGGCCGTCGCGCAGGCTGTGAAAACGCGATTCGAATTGTGGTATGGGCAGTGGTTTCTCGACACCACAGAGGGGACTCCGTGGATTCAGTCCGTACTCGGTAAGCAGAAGCCGGAAACCTACAACCTGGCGATCCGTAAGCGCATCCTCGAAACGCGGGGCGTTAAATCCATTCTCTCTTTCAATACGACAGTGAACACGACGACGCGCCGCGTCCAGTTCTTCGCTGAGATCGACACTATCTACGGAACAACGACAGTAACCAGCGAGGCATAAATGGCCCTCAATTTGGACACACTCGGCTTATCGGCAACGGTAACCGCTGAGGGGATCAGCGCGCCTGATTACCAGACGATACTCGATACCCTGACAAGCTATTTCCAGCAGATTTACGGCAGTGACGCTTATCTGGAGCCGGACAGCAAAGACGGCCAGATGGTAGCGCTGGTGGCGCTGGCTATTCACGATGCCAATAACACGGCCATTACTGTTTACAACTGCTTCTCACCTGCTACGGGTTACGGCGCAGCGCTGACCAGTAACGTGAAAATTAACGGTATCGCGCGCAAAGGGGCGACGAACTCCACCGTGGATCTGCTGCTCACCGGCACCGCAGGGACAACCATCACGAACGGTACCGTGAAAGACACTAATAACGTGATCTGGCGTCTTCCTGCCTCGGTAGTGATTGGCGTTGACGGTACGGTGACGGCCACTGCCACCTGCTCAAACAGCGGCGCGGTCGCAGCGCTGGCGGGGACAATTACTACCATCAACACGCCGACCCGGGGCTGGACATCGGTAACCAACCCGGCGGCGGCCACCGTAGGCGCGCCGGCAGAAACCGACGCAGAGCTGCGCATCAGACAGGGGCAGAGCGTCGCGCTACCCTCTATCACGCCGTTTGAGGGCGTTGACGGTGCGATTGCTAACGTTGCTGGCGTGACACGTCACAAGCTCTACGAGAATGATACTGGCGCGACCGATAGTAACGGGCTGCCGCCACACTCTATCTCAGCCATCGTGGACGGCGGGGACGTGACCGACATTGCCCAGACTATCCGGGGTAATAAAGGGCAGGGAACGGCGACCTACGGGACGACCTCTGTCACGGTACCGGACACTTACGGCAATCCACACGTGATCAGTTTTTCACGTTCGACTGATGTTCCGATTTACGGGCATATCACACTGAAAGCCTTTACAGGCTACACGTCGCAAATTGGCGTGCAGATCCAGCAGGCCGTCGCGGATTACATCAACGGGCTGACGATCGGTGATTCTGTTCTGCTGAGCCGCATTTACTCCCCGGCGAACCTCGGCGTGGTGAGTGGTGGCAGTGCACGCTATTACGACATTCAGGAGCTGCTGATTGGCAAATCAGCCGGAACGGTAGCGGCGGCGAATATCAATATCGCCTACAACGAATCAGCGTCCTGTAAGCCGGAAAATATTGTTCTAACGGTGACGTCATGAGCAAGTACACAGATTTAATCACCAACTACCACGCCACCAGACCGAAATACTTTGATCACATCGACCTGAGCACCCGGCCGCTGATTGACATCACATCAGCCACCCGGGGGCTGGTTAGCGCGTTTGACATTGATACGGCGGTAGGTGTCCAGCTTGATACCCTCGGGCTCTGGATCGGACGTAGCCGTATAGTCAGCCAGCCCATTACGGGGGTTTATTTCAGCTGGGATACGGACGGGCTCGGATATGACCAGGGCGTATGGCAGGGGCCGTATGATCCCGATTCTGGTTATACATCATTAAGCGACGAAACCTACAGAATAATTCTCAAAGCAAAAATAGCGATAAACAACTGGGATGGGAGAAACGATTCGTTACCACCCATTCTTGACGCTGCGACAGAGGGCTCCGGAATTAGGATGCAAATTGTCGACAATCAGGATATGACGATATCTGTATGGGTATTTCCTGAAACGGATATTAATGATGTTTCACTGGAACTTATTGCAGCAATTAGACAGGGGTACTTGACGATTAAGGCTGCCGGTGTGTGGGCAGGAAGTATAGAAACACCAGCAGTTGAAACACCTTCTGAAGGAAATAAATTCTTTGGATTCGACATGGAAAACGACTATTTCGCCGGGTTTGATTCCGGGGCGTGGGGAGAAATACTGTAATGGCTAAGAACGATTTTAAACCTTTTGCAACCGGCAACGGTGCGAATGTATTGACTCAGGCAGAATACGAGGCGCTCGCCGCATTAGCATCTGGCTTCACCTCTGGTAAGGCATCCTCTGCTCAAATTAACAAAGCGATTCGGCAGGCAACAGTTATTGCCAGTGTAATCGCTCAATTTACAGCAGACAACGGCGGAAGCGATGTTTTAGATAATGGAAATACGGCAGCTATTCTTGCAAGTTTTATCACAGCTCTTAATACTTCCGTAGGAAACTCACTGGGTTCGAACTTCCTGCGTAAGACTAATAACCTGTCTGATATTTCCAATGCTACAACATCACGACAAAACTTATCCGCTGCTAAGTCTGGGGTGAATAGTGATATTACTGCACTAAACGGACTTACAACTCCACTCACCGTGCCGCAAGGTGGAACCGGAGCAACAAGCGCAATTAATGCCAGGGCAAACCTCTATGCCGCACAACTGGGGGCCAACTCTGATATAACATCCCTTTCAGGCTTGACTACTGCCTTGTCAATCGATCAGGGGGGCACTGGTGCAAAAACAGCAGCAGGCGCGCGTAGCAATATCTCCGCTGCATCAAGTGGTGCTAATTCAGACATTACTTCAATTAGCGGCCTTACGACTGCCTTGAGTGTGCCGCAGGGAGGAACTGGTGCAACCAGCGCGGTAAATGCAAGAGCTAACCTTTTTGCTGCGCAGTTAGGAGCGAACTCCGATATTACCTCTCTAAATGGGCTCACTACTGCTTTGTCGGTTGGCCAGGGCGGAACAGGAGCCAAAACAGCAGCGAACGCACGCAGTAATATTGGTGCTGCTGCTTCCGGTTCAAACTCAGACATCACAGCCCTTAATGGATTAACCAAGGCAATTGATATAACTCAGGGCGGGACAGGCGCAACAAGTGCTGTCAATGCGCGATCTAACCTTTTCGCAGCACAGCTCGGCGCTAACTCAGATATCACGTCATTGTCTGGATTGACTACTGCTCTTTCCGTTCCTCAAGGGGGGACTGGCGCAAAAACAGCTACAGCTGCCCGCGCGAACTTGTTTGCTGGTGGCATCCCTACAGCGCTCAACTCTGCACAAGGGTGGTGGAAATGTGCAGATACTGGTCGAATTTTCCAGCATGGGAAAGTTGCAATTACTTCCGGCTCACAGCTTACCTTCCCGATTGCATTCCCTAACGCCTGCTTTGCGGTGATTCTTACCGATAACGATGGCTACAAGGGTGTCGGGCTGCTTGGCGCGACTACAACTTACGCATCATTCACTAGCAGCTCTGGCGGTACCGTCACCGTCGGCTATTTTGCTATTGGTTATTAAAGGGTTTTCTAATGAGCAAAATTAATAGTTCTGAATTACCAAGCTATTTTTATAGTGCGTCTACAGGTGGATTTTATCCTGTTAGCCTGAAAGAGGATTATGAAACGGCAGGTTCCTGGCCGGGAGATGCTGTTTCTGTGACTGACGAGGATATGATTGCTTTACAGGCAGGGCATTCTGCGGGTAAGCAGATTACGTCGAATGCTGAAGGGTATCCAGTTCTGACCGACCCCAAGCCACTTACACCTGAACAACTTCAACAACAGGCCAAAGCTCAGCAGAGTGCGCTGATGAATGCTGCGGGTGATGCAATAGCACCTTTGCAGGATGCAGTTGATCTGGATGAGGCGACGGAAGCGGAGCTTGCTCTTCTCAAGGAATGGAAGCAGTACCGAGTTTCGTTAAACAGGCTTGATTTATCAACGGCACCGGATATCGAGTGGCCTACGCAGCCTTAAGGTGACGCATAAACCTAAAAAAGGCTGTCGGGGATATTCCGGCAGCCTTATTCACATCACAAACCAACCTGGCGAACTGTCGGGAATTCAGATACCAGCCACATATCGGCCTCTTCAAACATATCCTCCAGCATACGGTTCAGCTTCTCCCGATCGCTTTTGCTGGCATCGGTATTCAAGCCGTTAGCCTGCATCGGTTTCACCTTAACCTTGGCAACAGGGAAAATCTGATGCACTCGCTTCGTCAA